AAACGGAAATCTATTGCTCCGCAGTTTTGACCTGCAAGGAAATCGTTTGGGGGATCAAGTAGTTAACATCAACAGAAGCTTATATAATCTTTCGCAACTCGATACCTATCAAGGCGCTAACATAAGCATGGGCAATCTTAGCCCTGCTATGTCTTCTGGTGCGCCTACCGATGGATTTGCTTCTCCCTTTGCAGTTACGAGGTAATTTAATGCATCCCACTACAGTATCACAAGATTGCGTAGAACTTGTTAAAAAGTTTGAAGGTCTGCACAAAATTAAAGACGATGGTTTAGTACACTCATATCGCTGCCCCGCTGGAAAGTGGACGCTAGGATTTGGCGCGACTAAGGGTATTCGCTCTGGAATGACCTGCACTGTAGCAGAGGCAGAGCAACGTCTTAAAGATGACTTAGACGAACACGGTAAGATAGTTAAACGCCTAGTGAACGTACCTTTAAGCCAAGGGCAGTATGACGCTCTAGTGTCGTTTGTATTCAACTTAGGCGGGGGTGCGTTTAAATCATCAACAGCCCTCTCGCGTCTGAACTCAGGTCTGTACGACGATGTACCTGAGCAACTGCAAAGATGGAACAAGGCACGGGTAGACGGTAAATTACAGCCGCTACGAGGACTTACTCGCCGCCGTGCAGCGGAAGCAGCTATCTTTAGCCGTGACGCTCAATTGCCGTCTGATGAGGGTGGCCCAGCTATGGTACAGAAGCCTACCGCAGAGGCTCCTAAGAAGCTTACTAAGTCCAAGACTATGGTAGGCGCTGGTATAGCCGGTGCAGCCACTGGCTTGAACGAGGTAGCGGGTCAATTACAGGGGCTAGTTGCTTATGCAGACAGCCTGAAAACCATCTTCCTACTGTGTGCAATTGGAGGCATTGCCTTAGCTGCATACGCTCGCTGGAAGGATAATAAAGAAGGCGTTCATTAGTGTTCATCTTCGGTAAGATCAAGACCTACATTATAGGCGCTCTCGCACTGGCTCTTCCCATTATTTACGTGATGGGGAGAGTACGTGGAGCAGCTAACGAGAAGAATAAAGTCCTCAAGGACGATCTACAGGCGCAGAAAAAGGCGACTGATTTTTATAAAGCAATGGCAGAGCATGAAGCAGATAGTATTACTGATAGCCGCAGTCTCACTGACCGGCTGCGCGGAAACGGTCTATAGAACCAAGCTGGAAGTATACTGTCCACCTATTCAGACCTACACGCAAGAATTTAACAACGAATTAGCCGATGAATTAGACGCCTTAGAAGGCACTACCGGCAATATACACATGGCTATAGCCGACTACGCAAGGCTTCGTGACCGCATTCGTGCGTGTAAAAAAGAGAAGGGTAATATCTGATGGGAATTTTTGGTTACGACAGCGTAGAGGATATGTTTGACGGCGGTGGGGCTGGCGGCAGTAGTAAAGAAGGTTATGGAAGACCGGGAGAATCTGCCAAGGACTACGAAAAAAGAACCGAAGATAAGACTGTAGTACATAGCAGTAGTAGTAGCGGCAGTGGCTCCAATAGTAGTAGCAATGATAAGCCTTCGGGTTCAGCACCTTCTGGCATTACAAAGGCTTTGAGTTATGTAACTCCGGTTGGCATTATAGGAAAGCTTGCAGGGTGGGCAAACAACTTAAATCCTGAAGAAGACATTAAGAAGGGTTCCGTAGTCGATGGCAAGCAAGTCTATAACAACGGCAGTATGTCTTATTCATACAACTTCTTGGGATTACCCTACGAGGTAAAAGTTGAGGGCGGTAAAGTAATCGATGCGTTATCTATAAAAGATCCCAAAACTGGTCTTACTGGATATGAGCAAAAAGCTAAGGAAGCCCGTGATAGAGGTGATAATGATCAGGCAGACGCTATCATGCAGGAAGCTGAAGATAATTCGGCGGGAGAAGAAAACTCTGTAGAGACTACCGCCGAGTCTATTAAAGAAATGGCTATAGCGGCTGGTGTTGTATCAAACGAAGCTGACATGGCAGCTATAATAGCTGACCCTAACAAGTTTCTAGCAGACAAAGGCTTAGTACTTGCCGACATTATTCCAAAGGTGGATGCAGATGCTGAAGGAACCAACCTAAATGCCGACGATGCCAGCTATGGGCTTGGAGAGAATGACGGATACACGGCCACTACTACCGGAGATGCCTCCACAGTAGACCCCAGTATTGCAGACAATAAGGGTGCAGCTACTTTTGAAGCCGCTACTAATAATCTCACTGATAATGAGATGATGAATGCAGCAACCGGAACAGTTAGCGACGATGCTTTAGTCGATGCCGACAAATATGCTATTGATGTAACTGGTGCAGCTACCGGCGTAAATGCAGACGGCACTAAAAACGAGCTAGGGATAGCCGCAAACGACTGGGCCAACGTAGACCTATCTAAGGTCATCGACACAAGTACAGTAGCCGGTAAACTACTAGCAGATAAGTTGGTTAAGGAAGGTAAAGAGTTTGTAGACGCGAAGACATCTATTCTCTGGCAGATGAAAACTATTGCGGCTGAATTTAAGGACGCAAACGGTAATCCGATTATCCCGCCTTGGGCGCAGGGCATGAACAGAGAAGCTATGAAGTCTATTACCTTCAACGGCATCTCTGGAACAGCCGCGACAGCCGCCATGTCCAACGCGATTATGGAATCCATGATGGGTGTAGCGGAAAAAGAAGCTACATTCTTTCAAACGCTTACGGTAAAGAATCTAGACAATAAACAAGAGGCTATCATCAATAAAGCCAAGATGCTCAGTAATGTAGAGATGGCTAATTTAGATGCCCGCTCACAGGCAGCGGTTCAAAATGCCAAAGCCTTTTTGCAGATGGATATAGCTAATCTGACTAACGAGCAGCAAGCTGAGATGATCAACAAGCAAGCTCTTGTTCAGTCTATGCTAGAGAATACTAAAGCAGAAAACGCCGCCCGTAGATTTAATGCTGAAGCTGCTAACGACATGAATAAATTTTACACTGAAATGGTAGTAAATATTCAGCGTCACAACACATCTGAAATAAATGCATTAACTAAATTTAATGCCGGTGAAATTAATGATGCGGCCCAGTTTAACGCCGACATGAAAAATGACCGACAGCAATTTCTAGCAGAGATGCAATATCAGATTGACTTAGCAAATGCCAAGTGGCGGCAAGAAGTGCAGACCACTAATACGCAGAATGAGGTAGATGCACACACAGCGGATGTAAAAGCAGCCTTGGACCTAACTCAAGAGGCTCAAAACAATCTGTGGGATAGTGCAGATAATATGCTCGACTATATTTGGAAGACTACCGACAACGATCAAGAGCGCGAACTCCGGCTTCTTATCGCCCAGATGCAAGCTCAGTCAGGGCAAAAGTCTGGTAACGGCTTTCTGGACGGCCTCATGAAGCTTGGCGGGGCTTTTGTTGGATCATCTGAGGGGTCTGCATGGATAGCTAAACAACTAGGCATAACCTAAATTTAAGGTACAAAAATGACATTTGATGAAGCAATAAAAAAATCCATTAAGCAATTTGTTAAGGGCGTCATGCCTATGAAGACCGCCGAGCTAAAGGAAGGTGGTCTGCTCTATACGCCGGACTTCTTTGATCAGATGGAAGATGAGCTTCTAGAAGAACCCACTGACAGCAAGCTGGCTAAAGAAGAGGAATTAGAAGATGAGGCTTAATGCTCCAATTCCGGGCGCTAACTATATGGCAGATACCCGTAACTATGCTTGGCATAGGCCACCTGACATGGTGGATTACGATGAGTCTGTATCCTATTTAATCGACAAGATTGATGAGCCAGAAGAAAAAGAACTCATCTTCGCTATGTTAGGAATAGATGCTCACATTACGACTGTAGTCACAGTACTTCTTCTACAGGCAGTAAGTAAGGGTAAAATCGGCATAGACTTAGCGGTACTCATAGCTGGCCCTATAGCCCGCTACATTGAAATATCTGCTAAAAATGCCGGTGTGAAATACGAGATGGGCGTAGAGAACAAAGATCGTATCATCATCACGCCTACGCTTCTCAAAGCCTCTCTGGGCATTATTGATGAGGAAGAAGAGCTAGAGCAGCCACTTCCTGAAGAACCTGCTCCAGAAGCGCCCGCAGATGGTCTCATGGCTATGCCAGAGGCTGGTGGAGTAGCACCGGAAGAAGAACAGGCTGCAATGTTAGGCGGCGTAGAGGAAGAGGAGCCTGAAGATGAGCTTTAAGAGCGAGGCTGCTAAAGTACGGGCTGGAATAAGCTCCGGTTCGTATAAGGAAAAAACTGACCCGTATGCCGGTTTTTTTGATGAATTAACGTATGGCCTCAAAAAGCGAGATGAGGAAAAACGGAAGGAAGAGATAGAAAAGCGCAGAGATGCCCGTGCGGAAGAGCGTAGAATTAAAGCCAAGCAAGCTGCGGAAGATAAGGCAGAGCAAGGACGTCAGAAGTTAGCCAACTTATACCTGACAGCTAATGCTCAGTCTAAAACACCACAGAATAAAGCAGCGGTCATGGCTATGATTACTGATGGCGGTATAACTAATCTGTCGGACCTAGAGACAATGATGTCTAGTTACACCACATATAATCAGACCACTCAGGGCGACATCGATGCACAGATGGACGCGGTTGGACTGCTTCAAGAAGGTGACGGCCCGTTCAATGCTATGAAAGAGCAAGCAGAAGGGATGTCTACCTCTGACGGTAATATTTCGTTCACTGGTAAGAAAGAGCAAGACGTTCTTTCCATGCCCTTGGATCAAGTACGTTTTGAATTAAGCGATACTAGCATTTCTACAGAACGTAGAGAGTTACTGGAGCGTAGATTAAAATCATTAATTGATCCCGCTACTTATGAGGCTACCGAATTATATAATTCTGACGGAAGCAAAGTCACAGCGCGTACCGCTGAGGAGGAAGCTACCTATTTAGGCCAAGGATTTAGTCTGGTTGAAGGACCAGAAGCTACAGATTATGAGGCAAGGATACTTTATAAAGATGGTGGTGAAGTAAAAGTATTTTCTAAAGCCCAGCAAAGTGAATACGAAGATCTAGGTTATTCCGCAGAAAAACCCGCCGCAGCTACTCCTTTTCAGAAACGAACCCTCTTTAAAGATGGAGCGGAGCGAGTTGTTAATACGCAGGAAGAGATGGATGCAGCATTATCAGATGGCTTTATAGCTACAAAAGCAGCCGCAGCTACTCCTTTTCAGAAACGAACCCTCTTCAAAGATGGAGCGGAG